CAGATTACATCGCAAGTAGCGGCAAGACCAATACTTTCAGAAATACCTTCCATACCTGGACTAGTTGTATTGAATGATCCACGATTAAGTTGAGTAGCTGATACAATTGGAAGACCGTGTTTAAAAGATAATCCTCTAAGGTGCTCACAAATTTCTTTTACGGATTCATATGAATTAAGATTCTTAGCAATCGGATGAATAAGATTAACATAATCTACTACAATGATATCTGGCACAAAGCCTTTATGCTTAAGCTTTGTTACAAAAGAGTCAATTTGTCTAACTGTAACTGTCTTTGGAGGATATTCCTTAATAACTAAACGACTATTCAAACTTTTCTTTATGTGCTCAAGTTGATCTTTAAGTTCGGTAGTAAAGGTCTTCAAATCATTATGAGGAATCTGAGTAAGTTGAGTACTAATACGCTTTGCGTACATAAACTCAGACATTTCTAATGTTATTAATAGTACATTCTTGTCTGCAAGGAGCATATTTGTAGCAACATTACCAAGTACAATTGATTTACCTACATTAACTTGTCCTGCAAATACAGTTAAAGTTTTTGGAAATAAGCCTCCCTCACATTTATCATCAAAGAATTTCCATCCTGTTGGAATAGGATTATATGTCTGAACAAGTTCTTTAACATGTCTGTCAATATCTTCAAAATACCAATGACCTAAATTTTCTGTTAGGTTGATATTATAAGCTTGTTCAAATTCAACTAAAGCTGCTTCAATACTAAACGAATCATCCGAAAACTTATCAGCTACATTAAGAATAGTCTTATAAATGAAGCGCTCTTTAAGAAACCTCTCGGTGTTTGCAATTAGTTCTTCTTTGTTAAATGTAGTTTCTAACTGAGAAAGTTTTGGTTTAATGTTAGTTAATGCTTGTCGATCGTCCTCTGAAGTCATTCGAGCCTTGATCTCAGTCAAAGTAGGAACCGTGCCTCTTTGTGTAAAGAACTCAGTTATCTTACCAACAGTTTTACTAATGTTTTTATCAACAAATAATGAAGAATCTAAATGAGTTACAATGGAGCTCAAATACTCTTGATCAGAAAGAGCATTGAGCAGTAATATATTTTCAAAGTAGTCTAAGTCAAGCTTAGTTTGTACTGGAGGTTTACTCATCTACTTCAGTATCGTCTGAATTGGAGTCAACATCAACATCTGTTTCATTTTTAAATGAAAGTTCTGTTCTAAGCTTTTCTTCAAGAGTTGGAAGAATCTTAGACCAAACGGATTCATCATCTTTCCAATCTTTGAAAAAACCAAGCGTCTCTCCATTAAACACATAACGATGACCAGCCTTTTCAAGGACTCCATAACCTTCAGCCATTTCTAAAAGACCAGAATATTTGTTTAAGCCAGTCTTAAAGTTGAGATATAATTCAGTCTCCAAGAAAGGAGCAACAAACCGATTTTTAGTAGTAAGAGTACGAAGAGTCATACCATTAATTCCTTTTGAAAGAAATGTAGTTTCAGTATTGGCATCTTTATTCTTACTATCGTCTGTCTTCTCTGTCTTCTTAGCCATCTGCACGATTACGGATGCCATATAAAGAGGTCCGGAGCCACCAGCTTGCTTCTTAATAGCGGAAGGATGAAGTTGAGAAGGATCATCATAAATGTGATTAGTAAAGATCACAGGACAATTAGCCTTTGCTGCAGAATGAGTAATTGCTCTCATCAAACTCTTGAGAGCTTTTGCTCTATTACCCATATCAAGAGTATCGGAACCTTCGTCAATCTTTTTCTTTTCTTGAGTAGTAATAAGATTACCAAGTGAATCAATTACAATAAGAACTTGTCCTTGCAAATTATTTGAAATAATTGAACTCAAAAATTGAACAATTTCATTTCTGCATTGTTCTGTAATCTCTGATGGAACATGTTTAATCTTAGATGTATCGCAACCAAGTCGTTTAGCTGTCGCTTCGTCTAGTGCTCCTTCTGTATCAAAGTATGCAATATACATGCCTTTCTTCTGAGCATTAGCCATAACTTTATTGCACATAAGAGTTTTGCCGCAAGACTCAGGTCCAACAAAACCAGTTAAACGTCCCATTGGAACTCCTCCATAAAGAGAGCCGGAAATAATTGCGTTTAGAGCATACGATCCAGTATCGATCCAATCATGTACAGATGAAAGACTGTTGTCATTAAGAGATGCTGCTGAGGGATTAAGGTTTTCTAAAACCTTAAAAGCTTCAGCAATAGATCCAGCGTTTTTAATTTCTTCGTTCTTTTGTTTAGCCATATAAAAATATTATGCTATAGTTTAGATAAATTTCAACAAAAAGAAAGGCCTCGTTAAAGAGGCCTTTCTAAATTTATTTATTTTTGATTTTTTTACTCATCAAAAAGCTTAACTACAGGAGCATCTTCTGATGGAGAATTGCTTGATGGAGCTGTTGGAATTGCTCCAAACAATTGCTCGTATTGAGCCTGGAACTGAATAACGAATGCAATATCATCAGATAGAGTCAAATTTGACTTCTTATAGTGCCAAACTGTAGATTGATTGCGATCCGCTTGAAACTCTCTAAAAAAGAGAGGAAGGATTTGAAGCTGAAGTTGGCCGTTTTGTTGATTAGACGAAGCGACAACAAGAGCTGGATTTTGAACAGACAAAATTTCATCTGTTTCGTTAGTTACTTTTCCGATCACCGTTCTTCCGATAGTGTCTAGAAAAACTGTTAGTTTGTTGGTTGTGTTACTCATACTTGATTAATTTACTTTTATTTTTAATAATGTCAACGCTCTAAATCATACCTATGTAAACATTGTTCTCCGTGATCTGTTATTAAGATTCTGTCATTGTCTGAAATCCAAATTAGGTTGTTAATATAGAAAGCTTTCAATATATCTTCTTTAATATCTCCATCTAAAAATTGTTCCAAATAACAATCATTATTCATAATGTTTTGTAAAGTACGATATACTTGTTTTTTTCTTATCATTCTTAGGCTCCAAACATTTCAAATAAATCTGTTTGAACTTCTTTTCCTATTATAGGAAGAGTCCATCCAATTGCTTCGTATAATCTTTCAATTGGTTGTGTAACAAGTTTTGCAAACATTCTATCCCAATCTACTTTTAATTCAAACTCTTCGGGATAGGCTGCAATATAAGAAATTGCGTCCAACCCATATTTATTCTTTGTGCAATACAACTTCTTAACTTTCTGACCTGTTTGAATTGCTTCTAACTTATCAGACAACTTTAGTTGCTTAATCAATTCGTTATAAGCAATTGCACCCTTAACATGAGAAGGAGTTGCATCTTTAAACTTATATAACGAAGCTCCCTCTGCATACTTCTCAAGATTATTAATGGAAGTTCTTAAAGCAATATCGTCCGGACTAAGATGAGTAAATTCATCATAGCTTGTTCTATATACCTCATTTGAGTCTTTTACTGAACGAGTTAATAAAGCTGTCTTTGTAATTTTCTCTATAAACTTTTTAACCTTCTTTGGAGTTGTAGAACGTACGAGTTCTACACCAACAAATTTAAACTTATTAACTTTAATTCCTTTGTTGTTTAACACTCTAAGAATATAACGCTTCTTTTGTAAAAATAATCCAACATCAGCAATTACTTCTCGTTTGAAAGCAAAACGAGGATCAATTGAATATAAATCAGTCTTTGCCCATTCAAGAATTTTTTGATTTACTCTCAAATCTAAGTCATTTACAATTTCATGAACTTTCTCATTTATATCTCCATCCTTTTGTAGTAACTCGATATTTAGTTTAGTAAGAAGAGGCTGAATCGTAATATAAACGGAATCGGTATCTTGATACACTGTTAAAGATTTACCTTCGATGTTATATTTCTCTTTGATGTAATCGTCAATAATGGATGATCCGGCCTTTGCAACGTTTTGTCCAGTCATTGTAATAGACATGGCATTATCGATGTCCATCAAGGATGAGTGTTTATTTGCAAATGTTCCGTAGATACTATTGAGCAAAATTTTCAATGTATATTGAAGAGTGTCAAAGTAAGTAATCTTTGATTGTGTCTTGTTATCCTTAAAACCAGATACTTCTAAGGCATGAAGTTGCTTTTGAATGTCTACGCGCTCCTTATAAATCTCATCAATCAAGTTTGGAATAACTCCCTTAGATTTTTGTGAGTACAAAACTCCTGCTTTAGATATAGACATCTTCTCTTGAACTAAGAACTTCTTGAAACCTTCGACTTTTGTTGTGTGAAGTTTTCCGTTTACTAGACGGATAGTAATCTCTTCAGACGTTTCAAAGTCCCCAGTCACTATTTTTCCAATCTTTGTCTCAGGAGAAATGTTAAGAGTAATAATTGTGTTCGGATATAGAGAATTAACGTCAAAACTTACTACACCAGTTTGCAATCCTCTTTCTGGATCTTTAACATATCCTCCCTCGTATGACTCTCGATCGCTGTTGACGCCGAATGTAGGGATAATAAAGCCTTGTTTATAAGCTTGGATAGCAACTGCCCCCGTCACAATAGCAATTTTACCCAGAGCTGCTTCGAGGTTGGTACAACCTTTGTATGCTAATAAACGAACAATCTGAAGGTATTTCAACTTCTCTTCTAGTTTAACTAGCAGATGAACGTCTTGAATATTGTAGTCAACAAATGTTTTCCAATCGTTTGCGGCTAATTCCCCAAGACTTGCTGCATTAAAAGCAATCTTGCCCTCTCCCAACTCCATCTCAGAAATATAATTTAATGAATAAGACTCTCTTTCTCCAACAGAGAAAGTCTTATAAATTTCCATGTAATCAATACAGCTAATTCCACCAATGGACCATAAAACTTGTTCCTTACCGTTTGCATTGTATACCTTTCTACTTCGAATCTTTCTAACTGGAGAAAGTTGTTGCACAAACTCCTCTCCAAACAAATTCATAACACGGTTAATAATATAAGGAAGGTCGAATCCAGCAGAATTCCAACCACTCATAATATCTGGATAATCTGTCTTCCAAAAGTCTACAAATTGCAAAATAAGATCCTCTTCGTCTTTACATCGATGATAGATACAATCAGGAATTGTTGACGTATAACTCTTTTCCAATCCCCAAGTGTGAGTGGACTTAGTCAATGTATCGTAAACGGTAATAAGATTGATTGGTTCTCTAGCTTTCTCAGGAGAAGGAAAGCCTTTTGCTGATGACATATCTAACTCAATATCCAAGAAGAATGTCTTTAACTCAAACTTAGAAAACTCAGGATTATTGTTTTGATCCTTAAATATGTCTACCAAAAATTGCTGCTCAGGACCAAGATTGTGAAAGAATCGCTTATTTGTAGAGTTATCAGTAAATTTCTTTCGCTCGATACTATTCTTAAAAAGCTTCTTGTGTAGGGAAGTCTTAAAGATAGAAGTGCCATCTGTTGCTCCATCCTTTTCCAAAAACAAATATGGTCTAAATGGAACTTCTGTATCAATACGGTCTCCATTTTCAGTCCATGTCCTAAGAAACATAGACTCGTCAAACGTGTTATAAGTTACACATCTATACATGAAACTATCCTACTACAAATACTAGGACAATCAAACCAAATATTTTCTTTCTGGAGATCCAAAGTCTGTAAAATAAGACTCATAATGCTTCATGAGGTTTTGATCATCGTCCATCCAATGCTTTTCAGCGTGAGCTCGAGCCTTCTTGCAATGATCTACATAAACAGTTTGATTTTTCGTAACCGTTTTTAAGCAATCAATAAATTCTGCTCCGTTTGCATATTTGAGAAATGCGTTTTTATAAGTTACCATATCTGGACAAATACATGGAAGGCCTAAAGCTCCTGCTTCAATTAATTTGATATCAGATTTACAACGATTAAAATTATTGTCTTGTAATGCTGCAAATGTTACTTGAGCTCCAGAATTAGCCATTGCCTCAGGAAAGGCATGAAGTTCTACCCAATTTGTAAATTTCATTTCTCCTCTGTCGATAAATGGCTTAAGAGTAAGTGGATATGATCCATAAAAATGCCAATTAAACTCGGTGCGAGTTTTAATAATTTCTGGAACAACCATTGCAAAATCGTCTTGTTGATTTACTCTATTCAATACATCGCAATGAGTTCCTGAGGCAAAAATAGCAACCACTGGCTTCTTTTTGTTTTTTTCAAACTTCTTAGTAAGATCTCCAAGATTGTAATAACGATCAAACCACCATTTCATAAGATAATTAGGAATAGAAGATACGTTTTTATTTCCAGTCTTATCAATTACATAATCTCTAAAATATTCTGATGTGACTGTAATTTCGTTCATCATCGACATAATTTCTTTTAT